GAGATTCTTTCACATTTTGAGCCAATCTTTTTAGCGGGTGACAGCAGGGATAAGCCTATTGGTGTTTGTTATCCTATAGAATATCAGGGAAATGCAAGGCTTGATAAACCTCTCCATGCGGTTTGGGTTGAAGAGCGTCCTGGTTATCCCGGTCAGCATTATCTATTAGATGAGCATGGCAATCGGTTAAGCGTAAATGATGGTGACATCAATCCTTACGGTGTCATGCCTGTAACTTTCACTCACAGGTATCCTCCGATCAGGGATTATCATTCTGTGGCCAACGCGATGGACATAGTACAGACTGATTTAGCCGTAAATGTTGCTCAGTTTGAATTACAGTTAGCCATTCGTTATTCAGCCTTGGGAATCAAGTATATTTCAGGCGTGGATGACTCAAGCCGTATTTCCATAGGTACAGACAAACTATTGTATCTCCCCGAGGGAGCCAATTTCGGAGTAACAAACTCTGGCGGCTCTCTCCAGGAGATAATCGACGCAACAAGGTTTCTTGTAGAGTCTACACTGAATAATAATCATATCAGAGCCAAGTATGCACGGGATGACGCGGGAAATGCGCCATCGGCAGCCAGTTTGTCAATCTTAGAAATGGAGGCAAGGGATATCACTACTGGCGAGAAGGAGGACACTTGGCGTCCCTGGGAGCAAAAGAGATATGAGGTTGACAGAGAGATTTTAAGGGTTGAAACTGGTATTGATGTAGGATCGGACTACAGCGTTGACTATCTTGAGCCTAACTACGCGCTTACTCCAGATACAGAGATTTCTCTATGGACATGGAGGTTTGAGCAGGGGCTTGCGACAAAGCAGGACTATTTTGATTATATGAACCCAGATGCTTCACCTGAGCAGAGGGCAGAGTTTGAAACACGCCAGCAGGAAGAAGAAACTCAGCAACAGGAGCCGCAGAATAGGTTACTGGCCCGTTTAGAGGGGTAATTCGTGGAAGCTATTATCGATCAGGCAGTTAAAGACTACCTGTCACAGCTTGATCAGTCTCAGGAAGCGTTTGCACAGGATATAGAAGAGCTTCAGGACGAAGGATATTCCACAGAAGAGATACTGGCCATCATTGCTGGGCTGAGTCTTGCTGATTACTGGATTCAGGATCTTCTCATGCAGAATGCTATTAACAGTTATTTAGATGCAACGGGATTCATGCTTGATGATATGTTCATGTTTGGCAAGATCAGTGAGACTGAGTTATTGGCATTAAGGAAGCTGCAGGAATCTTCCATCATAAATTACAGCACCAGACTTGGTGAAGAATTAAGGCTTGGAATCTCAGAAGGTCTGTCTCAGGGTTTGAAGGGGAAGCCTTTAAGAGAAAGAATGATGTCGAAGGTCAATCTTAATCCTGGGAGGGTTGAAGGGATTGTCTCCACAGGTCTTGCCACTTACAATCGCAGTATAGTCGCAGTTATGGCTGATGATCTGCCTGATAATCGTAGATGGTATTTCGATAATCCTCTTGATGACAGGACAAGGCCGATTTGCAGGGTGATGATTGCTGCGGGCGGTATGACCAGAGCGGAGATAGATTCCAGATTCCCTGGAGCATTTACTGATGGAGGCGGTGTCAATTGCAGGGGGTCTTGGCTCCCTGATCCTTCTGATAGAAAAAGGACGAAGAAGGCAAGAGAAGAAATATCGAAGAATCCTAAGAAATTTAATAAAGCAAAAACATTACTGGAGTATATCCGTGGACATAATAGTTGATAAGAATTTTAAATTCCCAAAATTTGAAAAGATAATTGATTTCCCAATGAAGTTCCTGAAGGTTCTTACTAAGAAGACCAGGGACAATCATGTTTCAATTATTGAGGGGAGCCATAGGTCAACTTCTGGTGCTTCCTTTAAAAAGTTAAGTAAAGACTACGCAATACTTAAAAAAGGAAAGTATGGTCACAACAAACCAAATTTAAAAGCATCTGGACTTCTTCTGGAGCACCTTGAACCGAATAAACCTGAAAAAAGCAGTAGAAGAGTAAGGATTTCTTACGGTATCAGGTCTGGGAAACAGCATCCGCGCAACAGCGGCAGTCTTCCCAGCGCAAAGCTGATGACTTATCATCAGGAAGGAACTGAAACGATGCCAGCGAGAGATATCTCTGGTGAAAAGGCTCTCCATAACGACACCAGAGATAAGGTTGTAGATGATCTTGTAAACCAAGTCGCTAAGAATATAGAGGGGGCTTTAAAGCCCTACAAAGCAGACCTAACCATATAGGAGGCAGTATGCCAGAAGCAACACAACCGCAGCCAGCGGAAAGCAAAGAAACGGCTTATGTCGAACAGCCGTTAGTTGAAAAAGCAATATCGACAGAAGAGGTGGCTCCTTCAAGCCAGGATAAGGACATAGAGTCGCCCGACTATGGTTCCTTAGTTCAAGAGAGTAAAAAGTATCGCGCCAGGGCGCAAAAAAGTGAGCAGGAACTCTCAAAACTGCAAAAGCAGATTGATGCTGACCGCCAGAAGCAGATGGAAGAACAGAATGAGTGGCAAGCGTTAGCAGAAGAGAGGGCAGTCAGGATCGCTGAACTTGAACCAATTGTGGAGAAAGCGAAGGTTGAAGAAGCTGCATTGCGTGAGCAAATTCTTGCTGATTTTTCTGAAGAAGACCGTGAGACTTTCGGGGATTTGCCTTTGGCGAAACTCCGGGCACTGCACGGTAAAATAATTCAAAACCCGTCCCGCGTGGCGATTGCTAACAATCCAGCAGTTCCGGTGAATGAGGTTCCTGAAGATTGGACTGAGATGTCTGATAAGGATCGGAAACAGCACTGGGATAAGATTGTGGCAAGCTATCGCAGGACACCTTAAAAATATTATAAGGAGTCTATAAATGGCTAATTATTATGGCTTTACAGGTGATGTAACTCAAAATTCTGATGTTGATGTCTTTGTTCCAGAACTATGGAGCGCAGGGATCTATCGTTATTTTGAGAAGAACCTAGTTTTCAAGCCTTTCTTTGATGACTATTCCAGTTTGGTAAGGGGTCGCGGGGACGTACTCCACATCCCTACCATCCAGGAAGTGGCATCTGCGGACAAGTCCGCAGACACAGCAGTGTCTTACACTGCCAATGTCGAAACTAAAATCGATTTGTCGATTGATCAGCACAAATACGCTGCAAAGCTGTTTGAAGACATTGCAATGATCCAGGCGAATGAGCAGCTTTTTGACAAGTATGCACAGTCTATGGCTTATGCACTTGCAAAAGCGGTTGATACCAAGATTGAAGCACTTCTTCAGACTCTGGGTACAAACCAGGATTTGGCTGCTAACAACAGTATGTCCAACGCTGATGTCGAAACTGCCCTGGGAACTCTGATGTCAAACGACATCCCCAAGGATGAATGCGCATTTTTCGTTAACCCATTAATCTACGCTGACCTCCTGAACGCAAAGGCTTTTGTAGCTGCTGGTTCATCTACCGGTGTTGGATTCGGAAATGACAATGCTGTGATGCAAACGGGGAACGTAGGAATGCTTTTCGGGATTCCAGTTTTTACAAGCAGCCTTATACCAACAACTTCTTCAGATGGAATTGAAGTAGGATACTTGGTACATAAGTCTGCAATCGCGGTTGCAGTCCAGCAGGATATTCGGGTACAAAGCGAATATGACGTTTCCTATCTTGGTACAAAAGTAGTTGCTGACATCATCTATGGTGCTGTCATTACTACATCGAATCATGTTAAAGGAATCGAATTCTGTAACACCTAAACCTAGTTGTTAATTAAATCTGGGCGGTGCTTTGTCACCGCCCAGCGTATTAAATAGGAACTATTATGATCGTACTTAGAAAAGAAAACCATTATATGCACACTGATTCTCGTGAGGTAGCGCAGGAGAAAGTCAATGATGGTTATGAAGTCATTAAAGACAAATTTGGCGGTCCCAAGATCGTTAAGCAGGAAGCGAAAAAAGCAAAACCAAAGAAGAAGTTATTCAGTAAAAAGAAAAAATAAACTTTTAGCTGGACTCGTTCACGGTAACCATTAACCTTAGAGAGATTGGAGAATAAATGGGAACATCAAATTTACATAATTACACCACCCAGGAAGCACAAAACCGTTTAGGCGGCGGTGGTTATGACTACGTCACCAACGCAACGGTCAATTCCCACACTTATGTCGCTATTCAAGCATTATCAGTTGACTGTGTAGTCACAGCGGCAACTTCAGTTGACACGGATATCTGGGACACACTTTCATCAGTTACACTATTAGCAGGGCAAACTATTTATGGTGAATGGTCATCGGTACAAATAGCCAGTGGAGATTTTGCAATAGTTTATAGGAAATCTAGTTAGGAGATATTATGGCTAAACTACACAAAAGATCGGTTCAGGAAGCACTTAACGCCACTGTAGGCGGTATCTGGACTGTTAATGCCGCTGCTACCGCAGACGCTAATACCGGTGTAACGGACACAGAACATTTAGCACTTGCTTCTACGACAGCCACCTTGGGGGTTTACGCAGCAGTAGAAATTTATTTTAATTTTGCAGCTACAGAAGTTGACATAGTAGTTGCCAAGGATTTGGTGATCCCAAAAAATACACTGACATTCCTCACGGTCCCGCGTGGCTTGGGCAATACAGTGTACTTCTCGTATCTATCGACTAGTAGCGATACTGGCGCAGTAAAAACGGTGGAAATCTAATGCAGAGTTCCATGGTAAAAGCCATTGTAGAAGATTTTGGCAATGGCGGAACGATTGATGGCGACTTAACTATATCCGGCGATATAACCGTATCTGGAGGCGGTATTTTATCCTTTGACGAAATACTCGAAGGCACTCAGGTAATAGATGTAACTAATGCAGAAGCGTTTTTAGTAAGAAAGAACTCAGACGGCGGTGATGTATTCACAGTAGACACTACCAATTCTGAGATAACTGCTGGAGTAGATGGTGCAGGAATTGATGTTATCTTCTATTCTGGTACTGCTGGAGATAATCTTACTTGGGATGCATCAGAAGAAGTTTTACAGATTACTGGAACAAATGGGGCAACAGCTTTAGATGTATTAGACGGTGATGTGCGAGTAGTAGATACTTTGTATTTTTATGACAGAGGCGGGGAAAGCATATCATCAGACGGAACTGATTTAACAATAGCGGCAGGGACAGCATTGAATATAACTGCTGATGTAATTGATTTATCTGATGCTACAAAAGACATAACGCTTAATGCGGCAGTAGATGCTCTGAACTTTGATTCTAACACACTTTCAATAGATGCGTCGAATAATCGCATTGGCAT